TGTTGGCAAATGATAGAGCTGATACGACAACACTTAAAGTGTCAGTACAAAAATCTGCAACAGATACCACATTAGAAACATTCGTACTTGCAAATGAAATCACAGGCACAACTGGTGCTGATCCAGTATACTTTCTACAAGAAACAGATGACGGTAGATTTGAGATTTACTTTGGTGATGACGTAATTGGTAAGAAACTTTCTGACGGTAACATTGTTATTATGGAATACGTTGTTACAAATAAAACATTAGCTAATAGTGCAAATCAATTTACTGTAACATCTATCAATGGACAAACTAATGTTGCAGTGTCTACTATTCAATCTGCATCTGGTGGTGATGAAGCAGAAACAATTCAATCAATCAAGTACTATGCACCTCTAAGTTATACTGCACAGAAACGTGCTGTCACTGGATTTGATTATAAACAAATTCTTCCTACAATATATCCCAACATTAAAACTATTCAAGTGTGGGGTGGAGAAGATAATGATCCTCCAGTTTATGGACAGGTTTACATTTCTATCAGCCCACTTCAAGGAACATTCTTAACAGAAGCTCAAAAAGAAAATATTGTATCCCAATTAAAATCTTATAACATTGCTTCAGTGCGTCCAGTGATTGTTGATCCAGAAAATATTTACATCATCATGGATGTAAACTTTAGATATGATCCGACAACAACTACTAAGAGTTCTGGTGACTTAGAAACAATAGTTGCAAATACGATTTCAGAATACAGTAATAATAATCTAGGAAAGTTTGATGGTATGTATCGTTTCTCAGAAATATCTAGATTGATTGATACATCTGACACTTCTATCATTAGCAACATTTCTAATATTAGAATGTACAAATCACAAAGAGCTCAGATTAATACTAAGAAACAATATGTTATAAAATTTTATAATTCAATCTATCATCCACATGATGATGAACCACCAGTGATATCATCAACAGGATTTACTGTCGCTGGTTCTACTGCAACACATTTCATTGATGATGATGGTTCTGGTATCGTAAGAGTATATCAGGTAGTCGCACAATCAAGAGTTTATGTAAATGCAAATGCTGGTGATATCAATTATACCACAGGTACAATTACTGTAAACGATTTACAGGTCACATCTACTATGAATGGTGATGGAACAATTCACTTCTTTGCAATCCCAGATTCAAATGATATTGTTCCAGTAAGAAATCAACTTTTAAGTATTGATAGTGGTGGTTCAAGAATTACTGCACAAACAGATCAACAGGGAAGCACTCCTTCGCCTGGTTCTCACAGTGTTGTCGGTACATTCGGTAAAGCTACAAGTGGTGCAGCAAGCGGTGGAACAACAATCTCCTCAACTTCAAGTTCCTCTTCTTCAAGTTCGAGTTCTAGTTCCTCAAGTTCTGGTTCTCATAGTCACTCTTCTGGCTCCTCTGGTTATTGATAGGTTTTTTAAATGGATGGACGTACTCCAAAACTAACGAATAAGATTTCACCTCATATTCAAAGTCAACTGCCTGAATTCGTTCAGTCAGAACACCCACAATTTATCAAATTTCTGAAACACTACTTTCAGTTCATGGAAGCTGCTCAACTTAAATTGGGTGGTTCAAATGATTATGTTATTCAAGAAACAAATAGTATAAACTTTATTCTTTCTCAAGAAGAAGAGAAAGTAGTTCTTGAAGAGTCTGTTGGTAAGTTTCAGGTTGGTGAAATAATTCGTGGTGAGACTAGTGGTTATACTGCCACTATTCTTGTAGACGATTACGATTCAGACCAAGTTCTTTACATTTCATCCCAACAAAGATTTGAAGAAGGAGAGAATGTTGTCGGAGAAACCTCTGGTGCAAAGGCTCCAGTTGTTTCATACAAAGCAAACCCAGTACAAAACATTCAACAACTTCTTGCGTATGCTGATACTGATAATACTGTTTATGCATTCTTAGATAAGTTCAAAGCAGCTATTATGGAATCTATTCCAGAGACAGTTGCAGATGGGATATCAAAAAGAAATCTGATGAAGAACATCAGAGACTTGTATGAGATAAAAGGTACGGAAGAAGGACACAAACTATTTTTTAGAATTCTCTTTGATGAAGAGTCCTCTCTCATTTACCCAAGAGAAAATGTTTTAAGGATATCTGATGGTCAGTGGTCTGATGATTTTCTTATGCGTGTTACAGAGATTGGTACATCTGATTACTCACAGATTGTTGGTAGAGTTATAACAGGTGAAACATCTGAAGCAACTGCTGTCGTTCAAACTGTTATCAAGTATAAAGAGGGCGCACAACTTATTGCTGAACTTAATCTTGATAGATCAACAATCAATGGTGAGTTTACTATCGGTGAAACTATCAATGCAGTTTCCAACGAACTTGACCAACTTATTCGTGCAGAAGTTTCTGGTATTGTTAATGAAACAACAGTAACAGAACAAGGTGCATATTATAAAACAGGAGACAAAGTTAACTTTGAACTCTTAGGTAGTATCGGAGTTCAGGCTGCCGTTTCTGCTGTAGGTGCAGGCGGTATTGATGAAGTTCATATTGAGAATGGTGGTATAAACTATACTTATGATGATGAAGTTGTTTTTGATAATTCAAACACAAATGGTGCTGGTGCATCTGCAAGGATTACAATCCTTGGTGGTTCTTTTGTTTTAGAAGATGAAACAGAAGTAGACAACATCGTTAAAGAAGGTGAAACTTTTGAAAATGATATTGTCTTAGAACACGTTGATAAACTTTTATTTGAAGATGGTGATCACATTGTTGAAGAGTTCTATACTCTACTTCTAGATCAGTCTAATACCTCTGGGGCAGATGCTGGTGATGACTTACTCTTTGAAGATGGTGGTAGAATTATTCGTGAGGGAAGTGAGGGGATTGAAAAACTTCTCAGGGAAGAATCAGAAGAGTTCTTCTTACACCAAGAACAACAGTTAACAGAAACAGATCATCTTATACTAGAAGATGGTAACAATATAATCGTTGAGACACAAACCTTTACTGACTTGAGTGTTGCAGCTGAAGCTACCTCTATTTCTAAAATAAGAATGATATCTAATGGTGATGGGTATACAACACTACCATCTATGAGTGTAAGTTCTAGTATAGGTACTAATGTATCTGCTCTAGCTTTATCAAGAAGTGGTGTTGGTAAAGTATTGGGAGTTCAAATTAATAATCTTGGATTAGGATATACTTCTATTCCAAAGATTACAATGAACAGAAATGTTATAGTTAAAGATATAACAGGCACTTTCACGATTGGTGATACACTAACAACTCATACTGCCTCTATCGTATCTTTCAATCCTACTAATAGGATTTTGGAACTGGAAACACCAGTAGAACATTTCTTTACTAATGATGTTATTAGAACTGCTGGTGGTGCTGTTGGTACTATTGTTCAATGTGAACACTCAAAAGCAACAACTGCTATTACTGCAATCGCAAACACTGGTGGACAATATGTAACTGAAAGAGGTCACATTAGTGAAACTTCTATGAAGGTTCAAGATAGTTTCTACTATCAAGACTATTCATATGTTGTTCGTATTGGTGAATCAATTAATCTTTGGCGTGACTCTATTAGACGTTCAATCCATCCAGCTGGATGGAATGTATTTGGTGAGGTGTCGTTTGCAACATCTCTTGCAGATGCACAACTTAATTCATTGCGTATTCGCAACCCAGCTGCTGGTGATATTATCGACTTCACAGGTGATACTCAAACATTTACACCAGAACTTGCATCTACACTTAGAACACTTTTTGTTGAAGTGTTCGGTAGACGCTTGGGTACTAAGGATGATGGTACAACACTACGAGCAGAAGAAGGTGATCTGTTACTTGAAGATGGAAATGATGTACTTCTTGAAACTGGTGACAATATTATTTTCCGTAGAGATATCACTATGGAAGGTCAAGAGAATGCACCTCTGTCATCTGGTACACGAGAACTAACAATAGAATCAGCTGTTAGTGTATCTATGCAATTCAAGGGTGGAGTTGCTGGTAACTCACCACAAGCACTGGGCCCAACTCTTGACTTGTTGCCCAAGTATGCATTTACACAACCACCAATCGACAGTGTTGCATATGCACAGCACTATCCTGGCTCTGATGGATTTAGATCAAGAGAAATCAGGGCAGATAATGAGGGTGCATACTATACACTAAATCAGTTTGGACATATCAGAGTAGATCAAGTATCAGTAAGGTCTGATGTTACTGGAAGAACAAATTTTTCTAATACAAGTATAAAATTTGACCAAGAAGATAAGTATCAGATTGAGACAAATTCATTTGACGAAACGAATATCATTATTCCTCTTTCTGCATATCAAACAAAAACTAACGTACCGCCGCCAGGCGAGATATTTGTTTCTAGAGGACTTCGTATTAATGGATTTGATGATACGTTTAGAACATTCGATGACAACAGACAAGAGTTCTCAGAGTTTACTGCATTCGGAACAAACAGATTTGATAATAGTAACTTGAAGTTTGACTTCACTGTTAATACTTTTGATCAGAACAGTGTCAAGTTTGATGCAAATAATGTTACATTTGATCCAGCAACATTCGATGAAAGAATATTCCCTCGTGATACTTCTGCAACAAAATTTGAATCATTCGATTCAACCTCTAGACTATTCGATGTAGGTTCACTTGCTGGACTATTTGACTCTACTGCATTTTCAATGTTACTTGATGGTACGCCAGGCAATCAATTACTTGAAGACAATTCTAATGTTCTTCTTGATGGTACGGATGGAAGTGGAACAGATGCTGGAAGCTTCATATTCCTTGCACAAGATGAGAATAGTTTCACATCACTTGAAGATGCTCTAGGTGGAAAATTAGTTACTGAAACTTCTGATACTGAAACACCTTACACATTCGATATGGTTATTGAACAATTCGATGAGGCACAAGGTGGTGCTATATCATCTTCAGTGACATATGATGAAGGAACATAATATAAATAACTTAAACCACAGAATACCTTTGACCAAGATGTATAAATAAAGGTATATTAATTTAATAGGAGAAACCAGAAATGGCATATCAATCAATCGGGCGTGGTTCGGCTGCAAATGACGGAACAGGTGATGACCTCCGCACTGGTGCAGGCAAAGTCAACGCCAACTTTGTAGAAATCTATACCAAACTCGGTAATGGGTCTGCTCTTAGCGCAGATGACTTTGCTACGTTCACTGGTACACAGACACTTACAAACAAAACTTTAACCGACCCAGAAATAGATGGTAGTAGTGGTATCAAATCAGGATCAGGTCAAAACCTAAAAATTTCTGCTGCAAACCAAATCGTTGAAATTCGTGGTGGTGGTTCAAACTCTGGATCAATTACACTAAACTGTGAATCAAATTCACACGGACAGAAACTTATTGGACAACCACACGCAGCTAGTGTTACTAACATACAGATGCTTCCTGCTGGTGCTGACTCAGTACTAGTAAGTAGAGTATCAACTGATACACTTACCAACAAGACTATCAATGGTGGCGCCAACACAATAACAGCACTACCAAACTCTGCACTTACAAACAGTCAGATTACTCTTGGTTCAACTGGCATGGCACTTGGTGCTACTGTAACAACTATCGCTGGTATGACTTCACTTACATCAGCAACAATTACAGATGGAACAATGACAATCAACGGTGGTAACATTAGTGCAGCTGGTACTATTGCGGCAACAACTGTTACTGCAACAACTGTGACAGGTTACTACAAAATTTCACAGTGGAAAGCATTGGTTGCTGGTGCAGCAGACTTTGCTGCTTTCAAAACAGCAGTTGCCGCACTTTAATATAAAATCATAAGGAAGGTATCCTATGGCTCTAGATAGATTAGGAGCAAACGCTCTTGCAAGTGACTCTGTAACAGCTGCAAAGATAGCGAATGATGCAGTAAGTGTTGCTGATATTGCAGATGGTTCTATTACTACTGCGAAACTTGCTGATAATGCTGTAACTGGTGCAAAGATTGGTCAACATGAAGTTAAGACTGATAATATTGAAAGTTCAACTTCATTACATGTAGATTGTACTTATACTAGTGGTGATAATACTGTTACAACAGCATCCACATCAAGTCTTGCAGTGGGTATGGAAATACATCATTCACATGGTAGTAATACTACAGATGCAGACCATAATGGTAATATAATTCGTGCTGGTACAAGGATTTCGTCAATCACAAACGCAACCACATTTGAAATGACTATAGCTGCAGCTGGATCTGGTACAGATGTACTGACTCATTTTACATCTGGAGTCACCAAAAGTAAAATTGCAGACTCCGCTGTTAGTATAAAAAAACTTGCTGACCATGACCAAGCGATTGAACCACTGTGGACTAGACTACACTATAATGCTGGTGCAAACTATACTCACCAACTGATTTCAAAACAAGGTACACTAATTTCTGCTGCTAATGGTAATAATGGGCCGGCAGGAATTGCCAGACTTAAAGGTACAACTGGACATGGTGACTTTATCATTATGTGGACGCCTGGTTACTCATGGGGATATAGTGGTATATATGCTGCTGATGTTGATGGGTTTGTTAATTTAGAAGATCCAGCTTGGATGTATAGTGGTGGACAAAATACTGGTTATCATTCATATTCTTTTATGAACAACAATTCAAATAATATTGCAAACATATATCATTGGAATGGTTCTGCAAATTCTCTTGTACAAAACAACACTGGTCTTAATGGAAACACTTGGAGACTTTGGAGAGTTAACGGTGTATTGTATGCAAAAGCTGGTGGATACGCAAATTACACTCTACAAGCAGCCAATGACAGAAGAGACTATGTTATTTGGAATATATCTCAATCGCCAAATTCTTGCGAAATTATACAAGCTACTAGAATGCCATCTGGTGGTGCATAGGAGTAATATAATATGATAACTACATACAAAGGTAAAAGTCCAGCAGTTGTTGCAAGAGCTGCTGATTTATGTGGATGGAAGAAAATGGTTTCTATTGATATGGATGGAACATTAAATTGGTGGGGCGAAACTGATCATCCAACTAATTCTGAGATTGATGCAAAACTGAGTGAAGCTCAAGACGCATTTGATGCTCAAGCATCTAAAAGAGAAGATGGAAATGGTGCATTAGGTGCCCCAGATGAAGAATAAATAACTTTATAGGAAAGAACAATGGCAGCGATTATTACTGAAAAATTCAGACAACATAATGCAGAACAGTTTTTGGAATCTTTTTCAGAAGCAGCTGCATCAAACTATTATCTATTCATTGGTAAGGCAACACCCTTTACTACTACAACATCTGGTGGTACAGATACAACACCACCAGCACCTCAAGATACTGTTACTGTAGAAAACTATAAGTGGGATTCAATGCTTGCTGCCAAGAGAATTGGATCTACTGACGTTTCATTTTGTGTTCCTCGTAGGAACTATGTTAATGGAACAGTCTATGACATGTACGAACATGATGTAACAACAACTAATCCAGCACAGTCTGGTGCTATCAACTTGTATGATGGAAAGTATTTCTTTATGACTTCTGAATTTAAAGTCTATAAAGTACTAGACAACAATAATGGAGCTCCCATTGCTGCTGGTGCAAATGGGCCAACATCAACTTCATCTACACCATTCTTTGAAGGTGGTTACTATCTTCAATACATGTATACACTTACAACATCTGAGGTTCAGAAGTTTGTTACAACAGATTTCATGCCAGTAAAAACAGACTCAACTGTTTCTGCTGATGCTGTGACAGCATCAGGTGATACTGCACCATATTCAGGTGCTCCTATCAAAGTTGTTAGAGTTACTTCTGGTTCTGGTTATTCTAACAGTAACGGAACTGATGGTGCTGGTGGGCCAGGCGGTATTTACTACGCACCAATTCGTGGTGACGGTACTGGTGGTAAAGTTAAGATTGTTGTGGTTGGTGGAGAGATTAGACCTTTCGGTTCTAACGCAACAACCAATACACAAATTGAAGCTGCTGGAGAGAACTACACCTTTGGTGTGGTAAATCTAGGTGATGTTTATAAAGATGCAAACTTATCAACTGCAACAACAATTGGTAGTGGTAGTAATGGTGTTATATCGCCAGTAATTTCACCAAGAGTTGGACATGGGTTCAATGGACAAGAAGAACTTGGTGGACACTTCGTGATGATGAACACCAAACTAGAACAGACTGAAACTGATGACTTTGCAATCGGAAACGATTTTAGAGAAGTTGGTATACTTGTTGATCCAACAAATGCTGGTACAACAACAGCTGCAACTGCAACACAAGCAAGACTAACATATGCAGTTAAGTTTTCTTCTGCTACTGGAACATTTGAACCAGATGAAAAGATTACACAGGCTACTAATAATGCAACTGGTAGAGTTGTAGAGTTTGATGCTACAAATAATATTCTTTACTACCAACAAGAACAATTCTTGAACTACGGTATTAACTCAAATAGTGCATCCTCGACATATCAACAATACATTGCATTTACTGGAACTAATACTATTACAGGTGGTACATCTGGTGCTACTGGAACTCCAGCAAATACATCACCAACAGAAACACTAAGTAATGGTGGATCTATTGCATTCACATCTGGTGGTGGAGGGTTTGCCCTTCCAGAACTAGAACCAGATAGTGGAAAATTAATTTATGTAGAAAATCGTAGACCAATTTCTCGTGCTTCTGACCAAACAGAAGATATAAAAATTGTTGTCGAATTCTAATCATAATAGGAATGTGAAATAAATGGCTACTAACTTCAACGTAAACCCATACTATGATGACTTTGATTCAACCAAGAACTTCCATCGTGTTATGTTTCGTCCTGGCTTTTCAATTCAGGCTCGTGAACTTACACAATTACAAACTGTAATCCAAAGACAACTTAATAATTTTGGTGAACATGTTTTTGAACAAGGTTCTATGGTAATTCCAGGCGATATTAATATCGACATGGAATATGAATATCTTAAAGTTGAATCAATTTACAATGCACAAGACGTTGAAGGTTATAGAACAGATTTTCAAAACAAAATTATTACTGGACAAACAACTGGTGTCAAAGCAAAAGTAATTGGTACAGTTGCAGCTTCTGGTGATGATCCTTTAACAATATATTTCAAGTATGAAGATAGTGGTACAGATGGAGAGACAAAGACATTTGCATCTGGTGAAACTGTTCTTGCAACAAATGCTGATAATACAACTGCACTAAACCCACTACTAACAACAAATCAAGTAACAGAACTTGGTGCAAATATTCAATCGACAAACGATCCAGTAGGAACTGGTTCTGCTATACTTGTACACAAAGGTGTTTACTTTGTCAATGGTTTCTTTGTAGAAAATTCAGAACAGGTTATACTTTTAGACAAGTATAGTTCAACTCCTTCTTATAGAGTTGGTTGGACTATTGCAGAAAGTTTTGTTTCACCTGAAGAAGATTCATCTCTTCTAGATAATGCAACTGGAACATCAAACACGAATGCGCCAGGCGCTCACAGATTTAAAATCAATCTTACCTTATCAAAGAAAACTCTTACTGCAACTGATGACACAGACTTCATCGAACTTGCTCGTGTTAATCAAGGTACTGTTGAAAAGTTTAAAAAGTATGCAGACTATGCTGAGTTGGAACACACACTTGCTCGTAGAACATTTGATGAAAGTGGTAACTATGAAGTTCGACCATTCCTTTCTGAAACTCGTGAACACCTAAACGATGGAACAAATCGTGGTATCTATACTCAGGCTTCTGGTGGTGAGGAATCTAAATTAGTATTCGCAGTTGAGCCTGGCAAAGCATATGTTGAAGGTTATGAACTAGAAACTATGACAACTCAGTTTGTCAAGACTGATAAACCAAGAACATTTGGTCGTGTTAACGATAAACCAATTCAAACACCAATCGGTAATTTTGTTCTCGTAACAGCTGTGTCTGGTGTACCAGAGATTGATGAGTTTGAAGTTATCAGATTGTATGAAGATTTAGGACAGAATACACAGATTGGTTCTGCAAGAGCTCGTTCATTTATTCTACACGATGGTGACTATCAGGGTACACTGGCGACAAAGAAATTTAAACTTGGACTCTTCGATATCAACATGAATGCTGGTTTCGATTTTGAAAGAGATGTGAAATCTGTAGATAATGTTGGTTCAACCTTTACTGCAAACATAAGTCCTACACTCGTATCACTAACTGGTACTGCAACATCTACAACAGGTAGTACTACTATTACTGGTGTTGGTACAGTATTCTTACAAGAAGTTGAAACTGGTGATGTTATTTTTCTCAATGACACACTCATTGGTTCTGTCGCAAGTATTGGTGGACAACAAGCAATCACACTAGATTCTAATGGTGCAGCTGCTGTCTCTGGTGGTACAATCAAAAGATTTAAAGCAGAACTTGTTCGTCCAGATCAAAAGTTACTTGTATTCCCAACAAACTTTTTTAGAGTTAGAAAAATTCGTGGTGACTCCACTTCAAATCCAGACAATGAAAAGTCTACTGCATATACAGTAAGACGAAAGTTTGCGCCTGCAACCGTATCAACAAACTCAGTTTCATTTACAGTTGCTGGTTCAGATGAAACATTCAGACCTATTTCAGACTTGAGAAACTATACTCTTGTTGTTGCAACAGGAGCAAGTCCTCGTTCAGCTGGTGACATTGTTGATATCACTAGTGCAAAAATGGGATTGAGTGGTTCGGACAGAACAATAACATTCAGTGGACTTAATGCTGGTATTACTAATGTATTAGCAAATGGTGACACTGTTACATTGATTGCATCCATTCGTGTATCTGCAAATGATGCTACAGAAAAAACTAAAACTCTTCAGTCTGCTCATACAGTTGATATCACTGGTCAAAGTTCAGTACAATCAACAGAGGTTACACTTGGAAAAGCAGATGGATTTAAACTTACAAGTGTTTCAATGCAACCTAGTGGATTTGGTGCGTATGCAACTTCTGGTGCAATTGATATCACAGAGAGATATGATTTTGATGGTGGACAGAGAGATGCATTCTATGATCTCGCAAGAATTAAACTAAAGCCAGGACAACCAGCTCCAACTGGTGCGTTGCGTGTTACATTCGATTTCTTTACACATGGTGCTGGTGATTACTTTTCTGTTGACTCCTATGATGGTGTTGTAGATTACACTGCTATTCCAACTTACACATCTGCAAACGGTGATGGTAGTTTCTTTGAACTAAGAGACTGCATTGACTTTAGACCTCGTATTGATGACACTGGTGCAAACTTTACAAATGCAACTGCTGTTGTTTCAGAACTTCCTGCTATCGGTACAAACATGGAAGCAGACTTCTCATTCTTCCTTGCAAGAATGGATATCATGTTCATGGATAGACTTGGTAGATTTGATATTATCCAAGGTGTACCAGCTCTTGATCCACAGAAACCACAACAACCAGACAGTGGAATGGTTCTATTTGAAATGGTTTATGAACCATATGTCGTGTCGTTGAATGAAGTTCAAGTTACTAAACTTGATAATCGTAGATATACAATGCGTGACATTGGTAAACTTGATAAGAGAATTACAAATCTAGAGTACTACACATCTCTCAATCTTCTAGAAAAAGAAACTGCTGATTTGGTAATTAAAGACTCTGCTGGATTTGATAGACTAAAGAATGGTTTTGTTGTAGACAACTTCACTGGACACATTATTGGTGATATTCAAAATACAGATTATAATATCGCAGTTGACATGACTGAACGTGAAGCTCGTCCAAAGGCATTTACTGATAATGTACAGATGCTTGAATCTGTTACCAGTGATGCAAGTAGATCTTCTGCAAATTATACAATGCACCCAGACGGAATTGTTACTCTTCCATATACATCAGAAGAACATATTAAGAATCCATTTGCTTCAGATAGTTTTGATACAAACCCTTATAAGGTTGCACCATTTACTGGTGAGATTTTCTTAGTTCCATACTCAGATGATTGGAATGATGTTGAACGCCGTCCAGATGTAGTTGTGAATGACGATAATAACTTTGATGTTATTCGTGAACTTGCAGATGCAGCTGGTGTAACAGGAACAGTATGGAATTCATGGCAGGATA